GAATGGGTTGGGCTGACGGATGATGAAATCTATGACTATGCAGACAAGTTTCTTTATCAGCATGGCAGTAATTTTGGAATCAAGTCATTTGGTAAAGCCATTGAAGCCAAACTAAAGGAGAAGAACAATGGCTGAGCAACTCAAGGCACATCAACCATGTCCTGACTGTGGTAGTAGTGATGCACTTACATACTATGACTGGGGTAGCGTGTGCTTCAAGTGTGGTGAGAAGAAAGTAACTAAGAGCGATATGAAACCAAACCTAACCAAGGTTCAATCTAAGATGACTAACGTACATGACCTGACCTATGGCTCTGTGGTTGATCGAGGACTAACTCGTGAAACCTGTCAGACCTACGGCATAGGTGTGAAGGATAACTTCTATTACTTTCCCTACTACAATGGGGACACATTAGTTGCGTACAAGAAACGCAACACTGATGATAAACGCTTTAGCATCGAGGGTTCGTGGCAACAAGGTGCTCTCTTTGGGCAGCAGTTATTTAACAAAGGGGGTAAGTATGTCACTATTTGCGAGGGAGAGTTTGACGCTGCGGCGGCGTATCAGATGCTGGGTTCTAAGTACCCTGTGGTTTCTGTTAGGAATGGTGCAGGTAATGCAGTACAGGATATCAAGGCGAACTACGAATGGCTCGACTCCTTCGAGAACATTGTCCTATGCTTTGACAGTGATGACGCAGGCCGAACTGCTTCTGAGCAGGTTGCTGAAATCCTTGGAACTAAAGCCAAGATATTTAAAGGAACCAAAGACCTTAAGGATGCCTGCGAATACAACGGACAAGGAGAAGGCAAAGCGTTCATAGATGCATGGTGGCAGGCTGAGAGGTTCACGCCTGATGGTATCATCGATGGTGCTGGGTTGTGGGACGTAGTCAATCAGCCAGTAGAGTTAGCTAAGGTTCAGTATCCGTTCTCTGGTTTGAATGACCTAACCTACGGGGTTCGAGAGGGTGAGTTAATCACTATCACCGCAGGCTCAGGACTAGGTAAGTCACAGTTCCTGCGAGAGATTGTGTATCATATCCTGAACAACAGCAACGATGAGAACATTGGTCTGCTGTTCCTTGAGGAATCTGTGAAGCGTACTGCCAAGAGTATCATGAGCTTGGCGGCTAACAAACCATTGCACCTACCTGACACTGAGGCTACGAATGAAGAACTACGAAGTGCTTTTGACGCTACACTGGGGACTGGCCGTGTCTTCCTTTTTGATCACTTTGGCTCTACTGCAATCGACAACATTATCAACAGAGTTCGTTTCATGGCTAAGGCTCTTGATTGCAAGTATATTTTTCTTGATCACGTTAGTATCGTGGTATCTGCACAAGACAATGGTGATGAACGAAAAGCCTTAGATGAAATCATGACCAAGCTTAGGATGATTGTCCAGAGTACAGGCATTGCTCTGTTCTGCGTGTCACATCTTAAGCGTCCTGATGGTAAGGGTCACGAGGAAGGTGCAGCTACGTCCCTGTCTGCCTTGCGTGGGTCTGGCTCGATAGGTCAGTTGTCTGACATGGTGCTAGGTCTTGAGCGTAATGGTCAGTCAGAGGATTTGAAGGAGCGACACACCACACGAGTCAGGGTTCTGAAGAATCGATTCAGTGGGTTGACTGGCCCAGCGTGTGCCTTGTACTATGACCGTATTACTGGACGCATGACTGAGACACACGAAGACAAAGAACTGTGATATAATATTAGGATGAGAATCGCACTTGATATTGAAACTAATCTTAGGCACGACACTATTTGGTGTTGTTGCACTTACAATCTGGATACTAAGGAAGTGATGGTATGGACAGAGTCGCAAAGCTTTCAAGAGTTTATCAAGAAGGCTACACTGATAGTAGGACACAATGGGATCAGCTTCGACTTTCCAGTATTGAACAGGGTCTGGAAGACTACGATTCAGATGAATCAAGTTCGGGATACACTGGTTATGTCAAGACTATCAAACCCTACAAGGGACGGAGGACACAGCCTAGCAAATCTAGCAAGGCTAGTAAGCAGAACCAAGAAGGAGTACGAAGATTTCGAGGGCGGCCTAACTCCTGAGATGATTGAGTACTGTAAGGAAGATGTAATAATCTGTGGTGAGTTGTACAATTATTTGAAGAAGGAACTACGTGACTTCTCTGAGCAGTCAGTCGAACTTGAGCACAAGGTTCAGTGGATTGTAACTGGTCAGGAGAAGCGTGGGTTTAGGCTGGACGTAGCTAAGGCTATGGGTTTGGTAGGTGACTGGGAGCGTAGGCTTTGCGAGATAGAGCATGAACTCCAAATCATCTTCCCACCTATTATCACCCAAAGAGTTAGTGAGAAAACAGGCAAGCAGTTAAAGGACGATGTTGAGGTATTCAATCCGGGTTCTCGTCAGCAGATAGCTAAGCGTCTGATGAGCAAGGGGTGGAAACCTACAAAGCATACTGATAAAGGAGCGGTGATTGTAGATGAGTCAGTCTTGGATGGAGTTGATATACCAGAAGCGAAACTCATTGCCGAATACCTACTCATTCAGAAACGGGTGGCTCAGGTTAAGTCATGGCTTACTGCTGTATCTGAAGACGGACGGGTTCACGGTAAGGTCATCACCAATGGAGCAGTCACGGGACGAATGACACATCATAGTCCTAACATGGCTCAGGTTCCTAGCAGTAGCAGTCCTTGGGGACACGAGTGCAGAGACTGTTGGACAGTAATAGATAACTATCTATTGGTTGGCGCTGACGCTAGCGCCTTAGAACTTAGGATGCTTGCTCATTACATGAAGGATCAGGAGTATGTTAAGACAGTTACAGAAGGATCGCAAGAGTTGGGAACTGATGTCCACACGAAAAACCAGAGGGCTGCAGGTCTTGCTACACGGGCGCAGGCCAAGACTTTTATCTATGCCTTGCTCTATGGTGCAGGGCCTGCCAAAATTGGGGCGATTGTTGGTGGTGGAGTTAAAGAAGGTAAAGACCTCACGAGTTCTTTTCTTCGGAACACGCCAAGCCTACAAAAGCTTAGGACCATGGTTGAAAACCTATCAGCGGGAGGGACGATTGAAGGTCTTGATGGACGCAGGTTACAAATCCGTTCCCAGCACAGCGCACTCAACACATTGCTTCAGAGTGCTGGTGCAATAGTAATGAAGCAGGCTCTTGTCCTGTTGGATGAGAAGCTTAGGAAGACCCAGCTTGACGCACACTTCGTAGCCAATGTGCATGACGAGTGGCAGATAGAATGCCTTGAGGATGAGGCAGACATGGTAGGCATCCTCGCAGTACAGAGTATCAGGGAAGCGGGTAAAGTACTGAAGTTACGATGCCCTTTGGACGGTGAGTATAAGAAAGGAAAAACATGGGCAAACACCCACTAGATAAGACAGATGATTTCTGGGAAGGGATGGAAGATGTTGTCCTCCTTTGTATACGCAAGGATAAGACTGTCCATATGAAGACATCGATAAGGGACATGGATGAACTACAGTCTGTCTTTAGTACTGCCCTGATGATGGCAACATTTCATAAGGTGAAACAGGAGGATATTGACAAACTACACTGATGTGCTATAATATTATGGTAGCTGTAACTTTTAACTTAACTTGTTCAGGAGAACATTATTATGGATTTGAAACCTCTTAAGATTGAAGCTGATATCATGTGGGCATTTCTTGATACCCCAAACCAGATGTCGGGTAAGTATCAGGTAGACCTATGCAACCTCTCCAAGCCTGCTATCAAGGCGCTGGAAGAAGTTGGTATCTCAGTTCGCAATAAAGAAGAAAAAGGTTTTTTCATTACTGCTAAGTCTAAGAACTATCCTATCACCACTGTTGACGCAGAAGGTAACAAGGTATCTTGCAAGGTAGCCAATGGTTCACGAGGCATTGCATTGATCAAGCCTTATGCTTACAACAAGAATGGTAAGAGCGGAGTTAGTGCAGGCATCAACAAGCTAACTGTCACCAAGCTGATTGAGTATGCTGGTGCAGACGCTAGTGCTGATGACGATGCACTGTAAATAGATAACTATCTAAAGGATATAATATGACAGCAAAGAAAGCAACATCCCCATCACCTAAGTTTAACTTCAAGGTGTCACCAGTAGAGTCTGTGTTCGAGGTAGAAGTTGATGGTCTTAACCACACACTCTGGGGTTCAGACTTCTTCAAGTTCTCTGTGTCATCTGATGGTTCTGTAACTATCAACGACAACGAGTTCTCCAGTAAGAAGCAAGCTGCACAGGCACTCGAAGCTATGGCTGCGTTTCTGAAGAAGTAATGTTAGCACTCATCGATGCCGACATCGTCACTTACAGAATCGGATTCGCTTCCGAAGATGTTAATGACAAACTGTGCTTGGCACGATGTGCTGAGTTTATGGAGGAACTGGTGATGAAGCCTTGGGTAGGAGACTATCAAGGTTACCTCACTGGTTCCAACAACTACCGAAAGGACATCGCAGTAACAGCACCATACAAAGGTAACCGCACGTCAGCCAGACCTAAACATTATGGTTTGATTCGAGAGTACCTTGAGAAAGCTTGGGGCTGTGAAGTAGTAGAAGGACAGGAAGCTGATGACGCTATAGGTATCAAGGCTTATGAGATTGGAGACATCGAAGAATATATCATCATGTCTATCGACAAAGACCTTGATATGATTCGTGGTTGGCACTACAACTTTATTAAGGATACGAAGTATTTGATTGATGACCAACAAGCTATCAAACATTTTTATACGCAGATACTGACTGGCGATAGGGTTGATAACATTATAGGTCTAAAAGGAATAGGTCCAAAGAAGGCGGCAAAGATTCTAGAGGACTGTGTTACCGAAGCCGATATGTACACCGCAGTATTAGAAGCATACGACAACGATGAAACTAGAGTCTTGGAGAATGGACAATTGTTATGGATACGAAGAAACGAAAACCAGATTTGGTCACCTGCCCTTTGCAGTACATCCAATGGGTTGACGCAGTAGCAGATGTGGAATGGCAAGAGGATGTTAAAGCAGAGGTTCACCTTTGTCACAGCATTGGGTGGATTATTGATGAAACAGATGACGCACTATGCATCGCTAATACAGTCTCTATGGATAACAGCAATGCCCGTATGCATCTACCTAAGCAGTGGATTAAAGTAAGAAAGGATATAACACTTGAAGCCGAGCAGCGCCAAGTCCAAAGGAAGACACCTGCAAAAGTGGGTAAGAGATCTAATACTAGCCAAGTTCAATCTGGAGGCAGACGATGTTCGCTCAGTTAGTATGGGCGTGTCAGGGGAGGATTTGCTACTCAGTCCAGCAGCCAGACGGGTCTTGCCAATTAGTCTGGAATGCAAGTCCAGAGCAGCTATCTCAGTATACGGTTATTACGAACAAGCCAAAGGAAACGCAGGAGGATATGAACCTGTTTGCATCATCAAACAAAACAGAGATAAGCCCTTGGCTGTGGTAGATGCAGAGTATTTCTTTAACCTATTAAGGAGTAAGTATGAGTAAAGTTTATCGATTCATTTATGATTCTGAGTTTCAGGAAGACGAGCCTACAGAATATCCAGAGGCTTCTACTGTCAAGGTTCGTCACTACTTCGCAGACTTCACAGCATGGCCCAAGGTACTTTATGAGTTCTGTAAGTTCTTAGAGACTTCTGGTTACAGTGGCGTGATGGAGCGTGTTGTCATCAAAGACCCATATGGTATGGAGACTGATGGTTTATTTGAGACCATTGGCCCAGAGCAGTACATTGCTACTGTTAAAGTAGAACCATTAGACAACAAAGACAAGGACGCACAATGACTGTTCATGCCATAATCCCTGACTGCCAAGTTAAGGACGGTGTTGACCTTAGTTATCTGACATGGGTAGGTAAGTACCTTGCAGAGAAGAAGCCTGATGTTATTGTACAGATTGGTGACTTTGCTGATATGCCTAGCCTGTCGAGCTACGATGTAGGCCGTAAGTGTTTTGAAGGCAGGCGATACAAGACCGACATCGATGTTACTAACAAAGCAATGGAGATGTTGCTAGCACCAATCAAGGAATATAATGAACGAGCAAAGCGGAACAAGGAGAAACAATACAAACCAAGAATGGTACTCACTCTTGGAAATCATGAAGAAAGAATTTCCAGAGCTATCGAAGGAGACCCTAAACTGGATGGAACTATTGGTCTCAGCGACCTTAACTACGAACATTGTGGTTGGGAAGTTATACCGTACCTTGAACCTATTGTCATTGATGGTGTTGTGTACGCTCATTATTTTACTTCTGGCGTTATGGGGCGTGCTGTAACCTCTGCTGCTGCGTTGCTGTCTAAGAAGCATATGTCTGCAGTGATGGGCCACGTACAGAATAGACAGATAGCTTATGCTAATCGTGCTGATGGTTCACAGATTACTGGACTCTTTAGTGGATGTTGCTACCTGCATGACGAGGACTATCTAGGTAGCCAAGGTAATAAGTACTGGCGTGGTATCTGGATGTTGCATGAGGTTAACAACGGTAGCTTCGATGAGATGCCAGTTAGTCTTAACTACTTAAGGAAGAAGTATGAGCATTGATAACGCAACACCTTCAGACTGGTATAAGGTACAGCAACTTGAACCAATCAATCTGCACAATGTAGACCAAGCATTTGACAGAGCCACCAGTGTAGATGTCAAGACACTGGGTGACTACATCAAGTCTAAGCAGATTGGAGGCGATCATTACAAGTCTAACATCGAACCTTGGGATGTCTTCCTCGACTGGGGCTTAGACCCTTGGGCGTGTAATGTAATCAAGTACGTAGCTCGTCATCGTAAGAAGGCAGGTAAGCAAGACCTTGAGAAGGCCAAACATTATCTTGAGTTCTTAATAGAAAATTATGATAAAGTTGGTGACAAGTACTACAAGGTGTGATATAATATATGACCCTAACATTAGAAGAGATTAAGGAAAGACTTAAGAGATGGGATGAGATAACATTAGTTGAAGAACTAGCGTTAAGGTCTGAAGATATAGTAGAAAGATTTGATGATATAATAGAAGACCAAGCAGACAGATTACAAAACTTAGTTAACTGGGAAGAATAATAAATATGGATTACTATCAGCAGTTTATTGCAAAGAGTCGTTACAGCAGGTTTCTACCTGAGAAGAATCGCCGTGAGCATTGGGAAGAGTCAGTAGACCGATACTTTATTTTTATGTTTAACCACTTGGAAGAGAAGTACAAGTTCTCTCCTAACAATGACCTACGCCTAGAGCTTATCAATGCTGTCAAGAACCTAGATGTTATGCCATCCATGAGGGCTATCATGACTGCAGGTAAGGCACTAGACCGTGACAACACGGCTGGTTATAACTGCAGTTATCTGCCTATCGATGACCCTAAAGCATTCGATGAGGCTATGTATATTCTCCTGTGTGGAACAGGTGTAGGCTTTTCTGTGGAGCATAAATATGTTGATCAGTTACCTGAAGTCCCGGACCAGTTGTTTCCTAGTGAGACTACTATTGTGGTGTCGGACAGTAAAGAAGGATGGGCAAAGGCTCTTCGCCAACTCATCGCTCTTCTATACTCTGGGGAAGTGGCAAGGTATGACCTATCCAAAATTAGACCTGCCGGAGCTAGGCTTAAAACCTTCGGAGGTAGGGCTTCTGGACCCGGCCCTTTGGATGAACTTTTTAAGTTTACTACCAACAAATTTAGAGGAGCAGCTGGTCGCAAACTCACATCAATCGAATGTCATGATATTCTCTGCAAGATCGGGGAAGTTGTTGTTGTGGGTGGAGTTAGACGAAGCGCAATGATTTCTTTGTCTGACCTTGAGGATGACCGTATGCGGTCTTGTAAATCAGGAAATTGGTGGGAACAAAATGGACACAGAGCACTTGCTAACAACTCAGCAGCTTACACTTGTAAACCAGATATTGGTCAGTTTCTCGCAGAATGGACAAGTCTTTACAACAGTCATTCTGGAGAGCGGGGAATCTTCTCACGAGAGGCAAGTAAGAGTCAAGCTGCAAAGAACGGAAGACGTGATGAGAATTATGACTTCGGAACTAATCCCTGTAGCGAAATCATACTTCGACCCTACCAGTTCTGTAACCTTACAGAAGTCGTTGTACGGGCCGAAGATACCGTTGCAGACTTGGCTAAGAAAGTACGCATCGCCACAATCTTAGGCACATTCCAGAGTACTCTGACGCACTTCCCTTACCTGCGTAAGGTGTGGCAAAAGAACACTGAGGATGAGCGTTTACTTGGTGTGTCATTAACTGGTATCTTAGATAATCCTTGGATGGGGAGGGTATGTGAAAGCACTACGCAGTCTCTTGAATACTTACGGGAGGTCTCAGTTAATACCAACAATGAGTTTGCAACTAGCTTGGGAATCCCTGTGTCTGCTGCGATTACTTGTGTCAAACCTAGCGGCACTGTTTCTCAACTTGTTAATTCTGCCTCTGGTATTCATACTAGACATAGTAACTATTATATTCGCCGTGTTCGTGGTGACAAGAAAGATCCGCTGACTAAGTTCCTGACAGACTCTGGTATTCCTACAGAGGACTGTGTCATGAGACCTGATAGCACTGCTGTGTTTTCTTTCCCAGTGAAAGCACCAGAGTCTTCTCGTACTCGTGATGACCTGACAGCTATGCAACACCTAGACCTGTGGCTGATGTACCAGCGGCACTGGTGTGAGCATAAGCCTTCAGTGACTATCTCTGTTAAGGAAGATGAGTGGATGGATGTTGGTGCTTGGGTATGGAGGAACTTCGATGAGCTTAGTGGTATCTCATTCCTTCCTTGGGATGGTGGCTCTTATCGACAAGCACCTTATGAGGAGTGTACTAAAGAGCAGTACGAAGAACTTCTATCTAAGATGCCTACAGATATCTTGTGGGATAACCTCAAGGAAGAAGATGATAATGTCGAAGGCGCACAGACATTAGCGTGTGTCGCAGGTCACTGTGAGATTTGATATGAATATAGACCTATGTATTATATCTGGATTGATGTTTGGTTTTGAGTATGTCGAAGTTGTAGATGATGAAGAACGATATATTGTAGTAGACTTTGCGTTCCTACGGATTCTTATCAACTTTTAAATAGAGTGTGCTTTCATCCTTCCTGCGCTTAACAAGGCCGGGAAGGACTTTTCCCCCAGCTTTCGTCCACTGCATGAAAGCTTCTGCAGCCCCTTCAAACTCACCTCTGTTATGCTTCTGTCTTATTGTGCTACGCTGGAGGTTACCCAGTCCAACATTAAAGCTAAAGCTGACGAGTGCATCAAACCTAGACTGAGTAAGATTAGTAGGACACAGTCGTAGTACACCTCTCTCAAAGGTGAGGAGATCCTTGGCAAGTATGTCATCAACCTCTGCCATAGACAGAGTTCTATCCCACCCACTGGGTATTGCGATGCTTTTACGCTCCTCAAAAGGAACCCTGATATGGTTGGGGTCTATGACATGACCAACGCCTACTGTCCACAGCAAAGCTGGACACCTGTAACTGCGTGTTCTTACGCCCTCGTGGTGCTTTATCATCTCGATGCATTCTTTGGATACTTTCATTTCTTATTGAAAGACTGTGACCCAAACCAGAAGGCTATGATAGATGAGAAGATTATGGCTGAGTCCTCATCCCAGAGCAGGTTCAGCGCCTCATCAAATGGGACGTTCTGCTTCCAAGCGTAGAAGAATCCAAACACATTTACCATTACCAGCATTAGGAACATACCGTAGGTAATGACTGGTCTGACGCTAGCTCTAAGGTTTATGACCCACTTACTGGCTCCCTGCCCTATGGCTATATCGTGGGCATAAAGGGCTTCCTTCTCCTGAACTGCAGACTGCATTGCAATTTGGTCAGTCCTAATCTCCTCCACCCTAGCCTGAGCTAGGAACCCCTTCTCTGCCATCTCCAATTCCCTAGCCATCTGCAATTTAGCCAGCTCTAATTCGTGTTTTTTATCAGACTTATCTTGGAAAAAGTCTAGGAACTTGGGTAGCCCACCAGCCAAGAAGGAGACAAGGGTAGAAAACAGGGTAATCATAGACGGTCCTTAAGGTTTATATCCAAGCACATAGAAGAAGCTAACCAGTATGAAGGCAGTTAGGAAGCAGTACCACTTGAGCAGCCCTAG